CTTCATCCCAACTCTTTTGAGGGTGAAGAAACTGGTAGGCACTTATACAATCAAATCCATTAGTGCGAGAATCTGCAAAGTCTAACAAGACTAAGTTCTCACTCTTGTTAGACCAATTGATAGAACAAGACCCAACGTGTTTATCAGTTCTTAAGGGATTTAATATCTTTTGACCTAACTTAAAGGAATACCCCACGATGTTAGCCCAAACTCTTTCTTGGTCAATTTGACCCAATAACCATTGCTTATTACCAGTTAGATATTCATACATTACTTGTTGTAAAATTTATTAAGTTCGTATTCTTCTATTCTACCGTAATATCTTAAATACTCATATTCAGATTTAAAGTGTACAGTAGTTCCGTCTGCTTTAGTAATATATTGATATTCCCAACCTGTTTCTTGATATTTCTCTGAATAAAGTTTAATTGCTTCATCAGGACTATCTGCTACTCCAATAACTTCCTCTTGTACACTATAAACAATATATATTAGTTTTTCACTATGATGTTCTCTCCAGTTTGAGTTATATTCTACTAATATAGGATGGATTCTGATTTTGCTAAACTTTGAATCTGTAAACCAATGTTTACCTGATTTTATATCAACAATTTTAAACAATACCGTTCCTTCATCATATCCTGTTTCAGCATCATCATTGATACAGATATACTTTTTGTGTTCCATGTAATAAAATTAAAAAAGGGTTACGTATTGCTACGTAACCCTATGTCAAAGAAATTATCTAATTTACCATTCAGATGCAGGAGTTGCTGCTGGTTGAGCAGCAGGTTCACTACTTTTGTTAGAAGCACGAGTATAACTCCAATAGTTATACTTCTTGTCATTATCATCTGTGAACACCGTCTTTTCAGCAGGTAGTTCTGTGTCGTTGTTTGTCCTGAAGGCAGGTTTGTAGCAACCTTGAGCACCATACTTTGCTGGTGTTAAATACTGTTTAGTATTACCTTCGTTGTCTGTCTTAGGAGCACCGAATCCGCACACCAAAGTACCTTCAAGTTGAAATAAACCTTTCTTTTCAGCAAGGTCAAACCAACCTTTAACCAACGTTTCGAGTTGAGTAGTTAGGCTGTTGACATCTACAAGATCAAAGTCTTTGATACCAAGTTTTCCCAACACATCAACAAAACGTTGCTTTACCTCTTCTGTAGGTGCGAAATTTTCAATAAAACCACGAAGAGGATTGATAAACCCGTATTTCACAGTGTTTTTATCAACTTCTGTTTTATTCAAACGAACGCTTGGAAAGTTCAACAATTCATTCATTGTAGACCACTCTTCCGGGTCTACACCTGCTTGAGGGTGAACATAAGTAAGTTTCAAGTAAGTACTTACTTTACCATTGTTGTCGTTCTTCTCAATTGACCAACCTTTAACTTTCACGTTCTGGTTAAGACCAGATTTAAGAGTGAATTGTTTACCTGATCCAAAGTAATCATCTGCTGCACTTTGATTCGGATTGTTTGTTACGTCTGACATGTTATATTAAATTTAAGATTAAGATTTTAAATAATTTGAATATGATTGTATAGCCAGATAATTCCTATAATAAGTCCTACTATAAAACCTATTACTCCTACCATAGCCATTATAAAAATAAATCTCCAGAACCATTCTGGCCCAAAGTCATAATCAGCCATTACTTAACTGTGTATTTTACTCCATCATAAACTAACCACAAGATTGTGTTGATATTGACAGGGCGTACTTTTGATTCATAAGAACCTTGAATATCCATATCAATACAATTATACTTTCCGTCCCTTGAAGAAAACTCAATTTTAAATCCTCGTAGGATTCTGTCTTCACCAACTTCGTATTGAAGAACAGGATTTTTTAGGATTTCCTGAACAATTGTAATTGCTGTTTCACTAACAGATCGCTTACCACTCTTTGCATTTAAGATTCTATCTGCGTATTCTTTTGCTGTGGTAGCAATCTTTTCGTTATATGCTTTATTACTAAGTTCTTTGTTTTGTTTCTGAAAACAAACAGTGAAGACTTGACCACCTGTAATATCTTCCCATATAGTACGAATACCTTTAAGTCTCACATCTCCTGGTCTTAGTTTGGTATCAGCCTTAAGTTCTCCTTTAGTAACAGCGTCATCAATTTGCTTTTGCGACCAATATTTATCTTCTCGTCCAACCTCAAGTTCTTTGTGGAACTGGTCTGCTGTTTTCAAAAGATCTGTGACATAATTATTGTCAAGAGAAACTTTCTTACCAGATTCTAAATGTAAAAAGTTTGTATGTGTGTTAGTTTTAGACTCAACAACATACCTACTTTCTTCAGAGAACACATCTCCTACTTCAATTTCATTAATTTTAATCATTGTTAATTATAGTTTTAGAGTAAAATCCTAATGTGACATCTTCACCTTTACTAACTCGTTTAGAATAACCACGAGTTGCTTCTGCTTGAACATTAAATGCTGTTTCTACACCTTTACCTGTGTTATCGTGTACTAAGGTGTTAGATTTATCAATACCCAAGTTATTAATGGTAAAAGTAACATCTTGTTTAGTACCTATGAAAGTAATGGTAAACCCACGAGATTCACAATCTTTGATAAGATTTCGCAAAACTCCTTCTTTATGATATTTGCTTTTATCACCACCTTCTTCTTTACCATCAGTAAAGATATTGACAAGAACTTTATCTGTCAAAGGTACATCAATCAATAATTTATCTAAGGTCTGTCCTATAGTGCGATATAAAGGCGTATACCCACTTGCACCGTTAAAAGTAAGATTTACTTTTTCCAACGGTGTTAAATAACAATGTGTTGTGATATTACCAATATCATTAAACTCTACAAACGTATAGGTAGAAATACCTTCTTTTTTACAAGTTTCTAAATTTTGACGAATACCAGCACAAGCATTACTATATTTTTGATTACCGCTCATACTACCACTACCATCAAGAATAATGACGTTGTGGATTTTAGGTGCAAGTAGTTGATTTTTAGGAAATGTTGTTTTGTTAGGTTGAGTCCTCATTAATTAGAATTGAAAGTTAGTGGGTTCTTGACGAGTTTCAGTTTGATTTACATTCCAGTCATCTTCTTCTTGTTCAACTTCAGCAGTAACAGTTTCTTCCACTGCTTCTTCTTCTTGAAGAACTGTATTTTCTTGATCTGTTGGTACATTGACATCAAGTTCTTCTTCATTCTTGAGTGCTATTTTCACTACTTTTCCGTTTTCAAATTCAAACACAATTTCATTTACTTTGGGTTTTTCCTTACGTTTACGATTCTTAATATCTAATTCAAATGCGCTTAGATAAAACTTACGTAATACATTGTAAGGAATTACAATGTTCATTTCTTTTTCAATAACATCAGGAATTTCCTTGCTTGTCAACTCATTAGTAGGAGTGTTGTACAACTCCAGCAAGCGTTCGTTTTGAACTTCAGTAATTTTAAAAGTACTCATAGTTTGGTATTTTAATTTTAATATTTTTCAAGTTTGTCTGATTGATAATTCCATTCATCTTCTAAATCCCACAGATTCAGGTGGTGCACGAGTGTTAAATAGTCTTCCCAAGATAAATTATCCATTGTAGTATTCTTCCATTTTTTGTTTTACGTAACCAAGATCATTTGGTATCAAAGCATCATCAAACATACCTGCTGGTGATTTAGCACTTGTAGTACCATCTGTTTGAGTTTCAAATCCATAAATTACTTTACCACTTTTGAAATCTTTTTCTGCTTTCGCAAACAATACTACTGTAAAAAGTCCCTCGATAGTAATGTACTGATTGATCATTTTACCAGCAGTTTTTATTTGTCTTTTGCCTTGTTCCAGTTCTTCATGGAACATACAGAATACATACAAATCATCTCGTAGTTGTCTAAATACTTCAAGTGGTTTATATGCTTGTTGAAATATGTCATTAAACTTATCATAACCTTTCTCATTTGTTCTTTTAGCAAACTCAAAAGACTGTAGATATTGTTGGTCATCAATTACTACATTTTTTACATGTAGTGCGTTTTTACTAATTGCAAGCAATGCTTCTGCAATTTCTTTACCGTTACTGATGACTTTGTAATTTTTGTTTGCATCATTATAAACACCTTTCCATCCTTTCATGGGAAGATCTTTACCCGATACGTTTAAAATAACTGTTTCTTTGGGATTTAATCCTTCGATGTTTACATTAGGATTAGGATAAGCGGAACTGGATTTTCCCTTCCCACTGTCTCCCACAATTGCAACTTGTGGCATAATTAGTATATTTTTTATGTGATTTTGTGGTACGAAGTTACCACTATTTTAAGTATAAAACAACTTTTATTATCCTTTTTTCAACCCTTCAGACACTATTTTTTTAACCTGCTCGTACACTGTTAGAACATCTTCAAAGTCTTCTGTGTGAACAAATCTCCATTGATCATTAGAAAACCCGTGAATACCTATCAATGCTTCTTCTAAAGTATTATAACCAGGATTGTCTGTTAAAGCACCAATCATACTACATGTTACACAATCAACCCACAGATATTTATATTTAGTTTTTATGAGACAATGGATGTGCATATACACCTTGTTTTCATCACTTGGTATATATCCAGATACCATATAAATATTTTTACTCATTTGAATGTTTTTTACTGTTTTTCATACTCTTCAAATTTCTCTTTAGTAAGTTTTATGCCTTCAATATTTGAAGCAGCAGGTAATTCTCTAAATATAGAATTTCCTCCATCACATAATAAAAACAAATCTCTTGGTGCTTCAGTATCCCTTGCTGCTAAAACATGTAGACTACGATATTTACCTTTCCATTGATTCAAATTGTAGTCAAAATGAATATTAATTCCTGGATAATTATAAGGATTAAATATTCCTATTAAGTAATTACAATTTTCAAGTGGATTTGAAGAATCTTTAACGTCATCCATTTGTGGTCTAAGAAACCTACCATTATTAGCACCAACTCTTTCATCAGAACTCATATTACGATTAGAGTGAATCACATCAATAAACGAATACTTAAAAGTGTTTCTAAGAAAAATAGTATATTCAGAATACTTATCAATGTTTTCTTTCATTGAAAAACCACGCTCTCTTTTAAGAAGTCTTATATGGTCAGTAATAACCATTCTGTATTTTTGTGGCTCTTTATCTACATATCCCGTTATTCTTTTTCTCTTTATTTTCTTTCCTGTTTCGTCTTGAGTTTCGTATTCTTCTTCTAATACATCACCGTGTTCTTTAGCCTTATTAATCAAGTAATGATAAACTCCTGTAGGATTATCTTTATCTGTAATAAAATCAACAATTCCTTTTTTTGTTCTGTTACCATTTATATCATATTCTCCTAATAGAGGATTTATTCTTTTTTTAAGAATTTCTTCTACTAGTTTAATGTGTTCATCCTTAATTTTATTATCTCCCCTGCTCATTATATGAGAAGCACTATACTTGATTTTGTAATCAGTCCAAAAGAAAAAAGCAATCCATTCTGCTGTTTTTTTTAATCTGCTTACTTCTAAAGAATAATAGGTATAATCTAATAAACCAGGATCATTAAGAAGATAAGGTTGAAGTATAAAAAAAGTGTCTGTA